CGGTCTCTATCAACAAGCTGGTCAACGGTAAGAAGTTGAAGCCGACAGCCACGCTGACCTTTGACTCCACTAAGTTTAGTGCCGAGTTCATGACTAAGCTGGAAGAGATCCTGTACGGTAAGGACCCGACCACCGATGGCGGTAACGATGGTGTCGAGCCTCGTCTGCCTCTGCCTGATGAGATCATTGAACTGTTCGATGAGACTCAGAATCCGCAGGGTTAATCTGTAAAAATTATGGAGCCGTATTCAGGTAAGCTGGCGGCTCCTACTTTTTTTAATTTGAAAGGAGAAAAATTTCAATGACTAAGGAAACTATCACTTATACCGATCTGAATGGCATTCAGAGAACTGAAGATTTTTACTTCGATCTGTCCAAGCCTGAAATCGTAAAAATGCAGGCGAGCGCAAAGGGTGGCTACGATGTCCAGCTTAAGAGTATCGCTGCCAGTCCGAATGGGGCGCTTATTATGGAGTTCTTCGAGAACTTTATTAAGACCGCCTATGGCGAGAAGAGCGATGATGGCAGACGCTTCATGAAGTCTGAGGAAATTTCCAGAGGCTTTATGGAAACTCCCGCTTATGAGGTCCTGTTTGAGAAGCTTGTCACCGATGCCGGCGCTGCATCCGAATTTGTCAACCGTGTGATGCGTGCCAACGGCAATAAGCAGGCTGCGCCCATCGCATCTAATTAAAGAAAGCTCGGAGGGCTAAGGAATGCTGAAAATTACTGTGCCGGCTGCCGAGTTTTGGGATGAAATTCATGAAGAATTTGTCTACAAGAAAGAGCAGGCTTTGCAGTTGGAGCATTCCTTAGTCTCTCTTTCAAAATGGGAAAGCAAATGGAATAAGGCATTTCTCGGAAAACAAGAAAAAACCGATGAGGAAATTCTTGATTATGTACGATGTATGACCTTAACCCAGAATGTCGATCCCGAAGTATATACTCGGCTGTCTGCTGAAAACTACGCCGCCATCAATGCGTACATCGAAGCACCTATGACTGCTACTTGCCTTATCGAGGACAAGCAGACAAGAGGTAATAAAGAAACGGTTACATCTGAGCTTATTTACTACTGGATGATTTCCTATAACATCCCTGTGGAGTTTCAAAAATGGCATTTGAACAGACTGCTGACCCTCATACGGGTATGTAATGTCAAGAACTCTCCGCCTAAGCGAAGAAGTAAGCGTGAAATGTGGAATCGGAACGCAGCTATCAACGCTGCCAATCGAAAACGCTTTGGCTCTAAGGGGTGATTGAATGAACAGACGATGCCGAAAATGCCTGTTAAGGCGAGTTTGCCATAAAAAGCAGCCTTACAATAACTGGCTTAAAACTTTTACCAAAAAAGCAGTAGCAATCATTCTGGTGGTTTCTCTGGTTGATTTGCAACTGTCTTATGTGCTTGCATTTATGGGGCAAGTACAAATTGCGGAATCGCTTTCCAGCACAATAGCGTCGACCGTTGTCGGGGTTATGCTTGGCTACTTCTTCAAAGCCCTTTTCGAAACATTCTTCGAAAGGCGTGAAGAACGGCTCAAGCAGGAAAGTGAACCGGAAGAAAATACGAATTATGAGGAGGTTTAGTTATGCCTATCAGTTTTTTGACTACAGCACTGTTGATCGTATCCGTCATCACGAATCTGACAGTGGAGGGCATTAAGAAGCTGCTTGACGGAACGAAGGTCAAGTATTCTTCTAACGTTCTTGCGGCAGTTTTGTCCGTCCTGATCGCCTGTGCTGTTAGCGTGATTTACCTTATTATGACTGACACGATCTTTACTATGAAGATTGGGGTTGAGATCGTCGTTCTGATGTATCTGGGCTTCCTGATCTCTACGGTTGGTTATGACAAGGTTATTCAGATGCTGAAACAGATCCAGAGCGTGAAGGAGGAAACGAAAAATGAGTAACAGTCCTCTGGTATCTTATACCAAGTTAAGCCCTAATCATTCCGGGCAGAGAACCCATGTCGTTGACCGTATCACGCCTCATTGTGTGGTCGGTCAGTGCTCTATAGAGACTTTGGGTAATATTTTTGCTTCGATTTCCCGACAGGCTTCCTGTCAGTATGGTATCGGCGTGGATGGTCGAGTGGGCATGTATGTGGAAGAAAAGAACCGTTCCTGGTGTTCTTCCTCTAATGCGAATGACCAGCGTGCGATCACAATCGAGTGTGCCAGCGATGCCACACATCCTTATGCATTCAACGACACTGTATATGCTAAACTGATCGAGCTTTGCACAGACATTTGCAAGCGTTACGGAAAAACAAAGCTGCTCTGGTTCGGCGATAAGACGAAGACTCTGAACTATGAGCCGGCTTCCAATGAAATGGTTCTGACCGTACATCGTTGGTTCGCCAACAAGAGTTGCCCTGGTGACTGGATGTATGCTCGAATGGGAGATCTTGCGTCCAAAGTTACGGCTAAGCTTGGAGGCTCTGCTGGCGGAACTGAGAAGCCTGCCGATAATCAGGTGCTTTATCGGGTGCAGACAGGAGCTTTCAGCAACAAGGCGAATGCAGATGCAATGCTTCAGAAGGTGAAAGCCGCCGGTTTCGATACCTACATGGTTAAGGTCGATAACCTTTACAAGATTCAGGTCGGCGCATTCAGCAAGAAAGCAAATGCTGACGCTATGGCTGCAAAGCTGAAAGCTGCTGGTTTTGACACCTATATAACAACCAAAAGTGGGACGGCAGTCTCTGCATCTTCTGCGAAGAAAAGCACTGACCAGATCGCCCGCGAAGTAATTCAGGGTCTGTGGGGTAACGGCGTGGACAGGACTAATCGTCTGAAGGCGGCTGGTTACGATCCTTCCGTAATACAGAATCGGGTTAATCAGCTTCTTAAATAAGGAGGTCCGTGAATGATAAGGTTCAGTCACAAGGGAGACTTCTCTAAGGTTACACGCTTTTTGGAGAGGGCAAAAGAAGTGGTCCATCTCGGAGACCTCGACAAGTATGGCCGAGAAGGGGTCGCTGCTCTTGCGTCTGCAACGCCTGTCGATTCCGGTTTGACCGCCAGTTCATGGTATTACGAGATCGTAAACCGAAATGGATCTGCAAAGATCACCTTTTACAACTCAAATATTCAAAATGGGGTTCCAATTGCGATCATTCTGCAATATGGTCACGGGACTCGCAACGGGGGCTGGGTACAGGGTCGAGATTACATCAATCCTGCTATCCAGCCTATTTTCGATAAAATTGCAAATGAAGCATGGAAGGAGGTTACGAAGCTATGAGTAAAACTATCGACGAAAGAGTCGTAGAAATGCGGTTTGACAATAAGCAGTTTGAGAGCAATGTTCAAACCAGTTTGTCCACCATTGAAAAATTAAAGAAAAGTTTGGATATGGACGGCGCTACAAAAGGTCTTGAAAGCATTGACAGTGCTGCTAAGAAAGTCGATATGTCGGGGCTTGGCTCTGCGGTTGAAACAGTAAAGACTCGATTCTCGGCATTGGAGATCATGGCTGTAACCGCCCTTGCAAACATCACCAACTCAGTTGTAAACACCGGTAAACAGATGCTCCGTTCCTTGACAATCGAACCCATTAGTCAGGGTTTTGAGGAATACGAGCTGAAGATGGGGTCAATTCAGACCATCATGATGAGTACCGGCGCCTCTCTTGAAGAAGTTAATAAGTATCTTCAGGAATTGAACACTTACTCGGATAAGACCATTTACTCCTTCCAGGATATGACTTCCAACATCGGTAAATTTACCAATGCTGGTGTCGGTCTTGAGGATGCAGTAATGGCTATTCAGGGTGTGTCGAATGTTGCCGCTGTGTCCGGCGCCAATGCAAATGAGGCATCCCGTGCCATGTATAACTTTGCGCAGGCACTGTCTGCCGGTTATGTCAAGCTGATTGACTGGAAGTCAATTGAGAATGCTAATATGGCGACCGTTGAATTTAAGACTCAGCTTCTTGAGTCGGCTGTTGCCTGTGGCACCTTGACTAAAACTGCCGACGGCATGTATAAAACGGTTAAGGGTAAGGTCATCGATGCTACACATGGCTTCAATGATTCTTTGCAGGATCAGTGGATGACCACGGAAGCTCTGGTCGGTACTCTTCGCAATTATGCGGATGAAACGACTGAAATCGGTGCTAAAGCATTTGCGGCTGCACAGGATGTTAAGACATTCACTCAGTTGATAGATACTCTCAAAGAAGCCGTAGGCTCCGGATGGGCAAATACATGGGAAATCCTGTTTGGTGATTTTGAGGAAGCCAAAGAACTTTGGACTGGACTCAGTCAAGTTGTTGGTGGATTTATCGATGCCCAAGCAGATGCTCGCAATGAGATGTTGCAAGGGTGGAAAGATCTTGGCGGAAGAACCAAACTGATTGAGGCACTTAAAAATGCTTTTGAAGGCGTTCAGAGTGTTATCAAACCGATCTATGAGGCATTCCGTGAGATATTTCCTCCCACCACAGCCCAGCAGCTTTATGATATTACTGAGAATTTGCGAAAATTCACAGCAAATTTGAAGCTCAGTGATACAGCTTCGGCTAATCTAAAATCCACTTTCAAAGGCTTGTTTGCGATCTTGGACATCGTTAAACAAGCCTTTTCTGCTATATTTACGGCAATTAAACCGTTGTTTGGCGGGTTTGGAACACTCGGAGATGGAATTCTTGGTTTCAATGGTGGGATTGGCGATGCTATTGTTACGTTTGATGAGTTTATCAAAACCAGCGGAGCATTCCAGAAAGTTGGTGAGGGTATCGCTACGGTCATACAGACAATTATGACAGCTTTATCCACACTAAAGAACAAGATCAAAGAAAAATTTGAATCCGCTAATTTCGAATTGTTTCATTCTCTGCTTGAGCGAATTCATGAGAGGATGACTCAAGTCGGAGAAGCAGCCGGTGAGATGAAATCTGGGGTTATCGTCGCCTTTGAGGTCATTGGTGAATCTCTTGCTAATTGCCAATTTGTTCAGCTTCTCTCTGCTGTGTGGAACGCCGTTAAGACAATCGGAAGTGGCATCGTTAAAATCCTTGGCGAACTCGGCAGTTCTTTAGCAAAGAATCTCGGTGAAGCTAATTTCAGCGGAATTATTGATCTGCTGAATGGTATCTCGTTCGGTGCTATTGCTGTCGGTATCACAAAGTTTGTCGGCACCTTCCGAAAAGCTATTGAAGATATCGGCAGTTTCAAGGAATCTTTTATCGGAATTCTTGACAGTGTTCGAGGATGCTTTGAAGCTTACCAGACTCAGTTGCAGGCTGGTACATTGCTGAAGATCGCGTCGGCTATTGCTATTCTTACTGCATCTTTGATTGCGCTTAGTCTTGTGGACAGCGAAAAGCTGAATGTAGCCCTTGGAGCAATCACTGTGCTATTCGCTGAACTTCTTGCTTCGATGGCTGTATTCAACAAAATCAGCAGTCAGGCAACTGGTGTGATGAAGAGTGTAACTGCTATGCTCGGAATTGCTACGGCAGTGCTGATTTTGGCGAGCGCACTTAAAAAGATTGCTGATCTGGATGCAAAGCAGCTTACTACTGGTCTGATTGGTGTTGCAAGTTTGACGACTATGATGGTTGCCGCAGCCAAAGCTATGAGTTCCAACAGTAAAACCATCATCAAGGGTGCTACTCAAATGGTGATCTTTGCAGCCGCAATCAAGATTCTTGCTTCTGTTTGCGAGCAACTTGCTAAATTGGACTGGAACCAGCTTGCGAAAGGTCTTGTCGGCGTTGGTGTATTGCTTGCCGAGGTTTCTCTGTTCCTGAGAACCGCAAAATTCAGTGGTAAATCCATTACTACGGCTACAGGCATCGTGATTCTTTCGGCAGCAATCAAGGTGTTGGCCTCTGCCTGCAAAGATTTCGGCGAAATGAAATGGGAAGACATCGGTAAGGGGCTTGCCTCCATTGCAGTGCTTCTTGCTGAGGTTACCGCTTTCACCAAGCTTACTGGTAACGCTAAACATGTAATCTCTACAGGTGTAGCGCTCATTGCTATCGGAGCAGCCATGAAGATATTCGCATCGGCTGTAAAAGACTTCTCTGGAATGCAGTGGGACGAAATTGCAAGAGGTCTTGTTGCTATGGCCGGGGCTTTGGTGGCGGTTACAATTGCTGTCAACTTCATGCCGAAAAACATGATCGGCATCGGCACTGGTCTTATTGCTGTCTCTGCGGCTTTGCTTATACTTGCCAATGCTCTTAACCAGATGGGTTCAATGTCTTGGGAGGAAATCGCCAAGGGTCTTATCACTCTGGGCGGCGCAATGGCCATTCTTGCAATCGGTCTGAATGCCATGACAGGCACTCTTGCAGGTTCTGCGGCGCTTCTTGTTGCTGCAAGTGCCCTCTTGGTGCTTACTCCGGTACTGGCTATTCTCGGCGCCATGAGTTGGAGTTCCATCGTGAAAGGTCTCGTTACCCTGGCAGGTGCATTTGCTATCCTTGGTGTTGCAGGTGCTGTATTGACTCCGTTGGTTCCTTCCATTCTCGCTTTGAGTGGCTCGCTGGCACTAATCGGGGTAACAGTTGTCGGTATTGGTGCCGGGCTTGCTCTGGCAGGTGCCGGTTTGTCCGCCTTGGCAGTAGGCTTAACAGCTCTTGCTGCTGCGGGAACTGCTGGTGCTACAGCCATCGTCGCTTCTTTGACTGTTATCATCACTGGTGTCGCAGCCCTTATTCCTGCAATTGTAGCCAAGATCGGTGAGGCAATTGTCGAATTCTGCAAAGTTATCGCTGATAGTGCAGGAGCCATTGGTGAAGCAGTCAAGGCAGTTGTCCTTATGCTGGTGGATGTACTTGTTGAGTGCGTTCCCGCTATCGCTGATGGGGCATTGAAGCTCATTGCAGGTGTTCTTGAAGCGTTGGTAGAATATACTCCGTCTATCGTTGATTCCATCTTCCAATTCCTTATTGCCGTACTTGAGGGCGTCGCTAAGAATCTTCCCAGTCTGATTCAGGCTGCGGTTGATGTATTGATGGCATTCTTCTCCGGCATTGTGGGTGCACTTAAGGGCATCGATACAGAAACTCTTCTTAAGGGAATTGTCGGTATCGGCCTGCTTGCAGCAATTATGGCTGCTTTGAGCGCAGTGGCTGCTCTTGTTCCGGGCGCCATGCTGGGTGTTCTCGGTATGGGTGCTGTCATCGCTGAGCTTGCTCTTGTACTTGCGGCGGTCGGTGCCCTGGCACAAATTCCTGGTTTGAACTGGCTTATCAATGAAGGCGGTAATCTGCTTCAGGGAATTGGTACGGCAATCGGTAAATTTGTTGGCGGTATCGTCGGCGGTTTTATGAGTGGCGTATCCAGTCAATTCCCGCAAATTGGTTCTGACCTTTCCGGGTTTATGACCAATGTCCAGCCGTTCCTTGATGGTGCAGCTTCCATAGATCCGGCTATGCTGGACGGTGTTAAGGCTCTTGCAGAAACGATTCTTATCCTGACAGCTGCAAATATTTTGGATGGACTGACCTCGTGGTTCACCGGCGGAAGCTCACTCTCCGGCTTTGCTGAAGAGATGGTTCCGTTTGGAAAAGCTATGAAGCAATTCTCTGATGAAATCAGCGGTATTGATGGAGAAGCAGTTTCCAATGCTGCAATCGCAGGTAAGACTCTTGCGGAGATGGCTGATACGCTTCCTAATACTGGCGGTGTCGTTGGTTTCTTTGCCGGAGAGAACGATATGAATGCCTTCGGTGAACAGCTTATTCCATTTGGTCGTGCCATGCGTAACTTTGCAAACGAAGTCGCCGGAATTGACGCCAGTGTTATTACTGAAGCGGCTACCGCTGGTAAGGCGCTTGCAGAGATGGCAAGCACCGTTCCGAACAGCGGCGGCGTAGTTGGCTTCTTTGCTGGCG